TATCTGGTCGAGTTTCATCATATTCGAATGTGTAATCTCTTGACTTACAGAATTCTTCGAGGTATGAAAGTAGTCCATAATATAAATTATTATTCTGTAAAGAGAATAATCTTATCTTACCATCCCAAATTTTATTCCGAAATGCCGGAACGAATTGGTGTCCGGGAACATAAAATGTGAAATACTCAGATAGTTCTTGAGCAATATGTTTTTCACATTTTACATGTAGAAAGACTTCATCTTTTTTTGAGATTAATAAATTACTGTCCACCAATGAATCTTTCCCATGAAATATATTCACGCAATTGCCAAGTTCGCTGTTTCAATTCTCCCATGATTGCTTCAATTACTGAAACAACTTCTTCATGGTAGATTTTCTTTTCCAACAATTTGATCAAATCGGAATCAGATTCCAAATATGTGGTTATGTCTGATTTCAGAGTATAACGAAATGGTTCCCATCCGTTCTGGTCCAATTCTTCTTGAGACATTTTTCCAGTATAGTATTCCCATTTAACTTTACGCATACGAAGATAATCAAAGTTTGCTTTCTTTGATGAAATCTTGTGTTTTGTCAGTATGTTTAAGTATTTGCTGTGTATTGTAGGTATGCGTACTAGTTCTTTTCCAGGTTCTGTCTGGTCAATCTCGGCATCTTTTTCCCACATTCTCAAAACTTGATCTAAATTTTCCATAATATCTCACAAAATAAATATGACAATTATAACACATAACAAAACAAAAATCAAATATTACGCATCAATAAAGTTGAAATAATCGAATCTAAATGATGCTGATGCTGTAATTATAGTGTCTGCTGATTTGGTTGTATCGAATTCGATACTGGACAATGATGTTGGGAATGCATTAAAAAATTGTACTCTGAGTATTGGATTGTTTAAACCCGACAGCACTGTTAGGGTTGCATCAGAATAGTTTTTTTGTTTATTTTTGCTGAACTGGTTTTGCATATCGGATAATCTTTTGCGTTCCCCAAATCCTTCAGGAGAAGCAATTGATCTAAACCAAGAATGTATATCTTGCCAAGTCTGCAAATTTTCATCAACTATGAAACTAATAGATAGTTCATCATAAGTTATTTTATTACCCGGCGCATAAATATCTGCTGTTGGTGTATTGATTTGTGCGCTACCTAAACTTATGCCAGGAAGGTTAACGGTTTGGCAAAAAAATTGACTTGTGCCGATTCTGTCAAACGACAGCAAAAATTTTGTCGGTTGCAGAAGATTTGTATTTTGCGGCGCTCTTGTTAATGCTGACATTTTGTATAGATGAATTGTACTATTACTATTTAGGATAATCCTAGGTGGTCTTCTGTTATAAGTTTGAATTCCCAACCTCTATCTAAACAATACTCGGTTGCTGCTTTCCATTTCGCTTGATTTACACCCCAAGTTACAACCTCTTGTATATACTGTTTAGTTACTCGTTTCTTTTTTTCTGGTTCTTTGGTTTGTTTTTTGGGCTTAACTTCTATAATCATAGTTTTAGTTTTGCCGTCTTTGGATTTAACTTTAACTATAAAGTCTGGAAAGTATCGGTGTGTTCTGCTATCCACAGGAGATACATAAGGAATGATCAATTCTTCAGAAGCCCAAGAGATAATATCTGCATTTCTGTCTAACCAAGACATGACTTTACACTCCCAAGAGGAGCGATATATTATATTGGTATGATCTCCCACATACTTTTGTGGATTTTTTGGTGTAAATTTGCCTGAATATGCCATATAAATAATCAATACTCAATCTTTTAAAAGAGAACATAATGGCCATTATTTCAATTCCAACATCAGTATCCGGTATAGGAGTACCTGGTACAGTCGGTAAAATACTTAAAGGACCGTTAGCTGCGCTTTACCAAGGTAAAGGCGTCAATACTGTTAATTATCCACATGATTTGGCTAAAGATCCAACACAATCGCATTATGTAACTTTTTCTGTAAAACAAGTAATTCCTTCTGGATATTATAGTGAAAAAATTGACTCAAATAGTCAAAAAAGAATAAATTTACCAACCGCAGGTAAATTAATTGCTGGAGGAGTTGAAGTAGTTGGAAACGCCGCTTCAGGTGTAATCAAATATTTGGATCCCACCAATAAAAGCGGAGAATCTAGAGAGGCGGCTACTGGTGTTATTGACACTATTGGTGAAACGGTTGGTGTGAAAAATTTAAGTGGTATTGCAAATGCAATAGGTCCAGCATTCGCAAAAGGTTTTGCAATATCACCACAAACCACTACATTACAATCAATTATATCATTATATATGCCTGATAATTTGGTTGCAAATTATGATGCCGATTATGAATCATTAAGTTTAACTAGAAACTTCCCTTTACTAACCACATTACGATCTATTGACCAAATGGCTGGAAAAATAGATACCAGTTCATTGGGCGCAGCCTTTTCATCATTAAAGGGTTTAAAAAATGTGATATCTAATGATCCAAACACAATACTTTTGGCCAAACAGGCCAATGTAATAGATGATAATCTTCAGGATATTTTACTTGGTGCTAGGGGTTTTGCGATAAATCCTCAAACTCAAATGATTTATCGTGGCCTTGCGCTTAGAAATTTTCAATTAGATTTCACATTATCACCTAGATCAAAACAAGAAGCCGATGATATTGATAGAATCATATCAACTTTTAAATGGCATTTTGCACCATCACTAGAGTTTGGTAAAGGAACTGCAACCAGTGGTATGTTTATGATTCAACCTTCAATATTCAATATTGAATTTAAAATAGGAAAAAAAGAAAACCGATACTTGCCAAAATATGGTGATTGTGTATTAAGAAATATTTCCGTGAATTATGCACCAAATGGATGGGCCGCATACGATGAAGGTTTTCCTGTACAAACTCACCTGTCACTACACTTTGAAGAAATGGCTATATTGGACAAAGCCAAACTGCAAAAAGGATTTGAAGGTTCGGAGGAGGGTCTGAGATAATGATGTACTTCAAAACACTACCAAAAATTAATATGACGGACTATAAAGGTTCGGCTGTATTGATGACGAATTTAATATCTCGGGTTGAAGTTATTCAGTCATTGTTAAACGATCCTTTATTGTTTTATTCATATGATATTCAAGAAGGCGATACACCAGAAATTGTAGCTGACAAATACTATGGGGATTCCTATCGATATTGGTTGGTGATGTTTTCAAATCAGTTATTTGATCCGCAATGGGATTGGCCATTAACAAGCAGACAATTTGGAGATTATTTGTTTTCGAAATATAAAGAAAATGAAAACGATACTTTTGCCCAAGTTATTGCAACCACTCAACAAACCATAAAAGAATACAGAAAAGTTATTAAAACTGTCGATAGTTATACACTTGATCAAACGACAAAAATGATAATAATAGATATTGACACATACACAACAGGTGTAAACTCTTCAACCACGCAAACTTTTCCTAATGGTTTTTCTGTAACTCAAACTATAGAATACCAAAATATCAGCATATATGATTATGAACTTGATCAAAATGAGAAAAAACGAAATATAAATTTGATCAATAGTAAATATGCATCACAAGTTGAAGCGCAACTTCAAACATTAATGGGTACATAAAGTGTCGAATAATATATTATTTCCAAAAGATTATTCGCTTGTTACGTTAAATTTATTAACGGCATCCGGAATAATTGATCTTAAACCTATACTTATTGAATTGTCATATCACGAAGATTTATTTAACAATACTGCTTCTGGTTATTTAATGGTTACGGAATCTATGGGATACATAGAAATTTTGAATCTGATGGGTAACGAATATATTAGAATACGTTATGGTAAAACAAATGATATTGAATATTTAACGGATAAAGTTTTTAGAGTTTATAAGGTAGCAAAAAGAAAACTTGAAGGCAATATGAATACGGAATCGTATTGTCTTTATTTTTGTTCTGAAGAAATAATATTATCCGAACAATATAAGATTAGTAAATCATATAAAAATCAAACAATAAAAGATAACATCGAAGATATACTTATAACGTATCTTGATGTTCCTGATGAAAAATTGGGTGTAATTGAATCTACTTATGGTACATATGATTTTATAATACCAAACATAAAACCATTTGATGCAATAAACTGGTTATCAATATATGCAAGACCTAGGCCCGATCAACCTGGTTCCGATATGTTGCTGTATGAAGACCGATATGGTTTTAATTTTAGGTCAATTCAATCATTGATGAAACAGGGTCCATATCGATCTTATAATTACAATCCAAAAAATGTAATAACAAGTGACGGTCCACTACAACAAGATATTGATCAAACTTCACACAACATAACAACATATGAAATATTGGATTCATACGATTCATTGAGTGCAATAAATTCTGGTATTTTTGCAAATAGATTGATATCAGTTGATCCGCTACTCAGACGGTATAAAATTACAGATTTTGATTACGCCGACTATGCCAATAAAGCTATAACGCTTAATAAATTTCCAATAACAAATAATCATAAAAATAGAAAAAATGATGGTTTAAATCAAACACCAGAAGCCGTGACTAAATTGGTGTTTTCAAATTTCAATCAAGATGAGTCTTCTTATGTGAAATCAAATGGTGGAGTTGCACATAATATTTTTGCAGAGACTTACATTCCATACAGAACAGCACAATTAGCATTGACTAATTACACTAGAGTTCGCATATCTGTTCCGGGCGATCCATTATTAACTGTTGGTATGGTTATAGGATTTGAATTATTATCAATTAATCCTGTTTCGAATAAAAAGGAACCGGATAGATTTTATTCCGGCAACTACTTGGTAACAGCAGTAAGACACATGATAACTATGCATGAATATAAAACCGTATTGGAAATAACAAAAGATAGTTCAGTTACTGCATATCCTGGTATAGATAATAGTCAAGCGGTATGGAAAAATATGGCAAAAGGAAAAACTAAAAATGTCTAAAGTAATTAATAATTTTGCCGGTCTTAATGGTTTTGTCTGGTGGATCGGTGTTGTTGAGAATCGAACATCAGACCCATTAAAACTGGGTAGATGTCAAGTTAGAATTTTTGGTTGGCACACAGAAAATAAACAATTAATTCCAACCGAAGATTTGCCGTGGTGCCTACCTTTATATCCATTGAATAGATCAAAAGATTTTTCAACACCAAGAGAAGGTGATTATATTGTTGGATTCTTTTTGGATAGTGAATCTGGTCAAGCACCCGTAATGATGGGTGTATTACCTGGTATACAATCTACTGCACCTTCTGGAGATTCTGGATTTCAAGACCCTCGCACAAAATCAGAAATTGCTTCTGGACCGCAAGTTCCTGTGGGTCAAGTGCAAAGTTCGGTTGGACAACCAACAATAGTTCCTCTAGCGAGGGGCATTATAGCAAATTCGGCCATCTCCGCAACAAACTCTTCAAGAAGTGCTGTTCCTAATATTACTACTCCAATTAAAGCTACTATTGCTGCGGCCAAAGCACAAGCAATTGTATTTTTGCAAGAAATCCGATTGGCTAAAGATGCAATTATTGCTTCCTTTATTGCTCCAGGTGCGGGTATATTGAATAGTGCAGCAACGGTTCCAATTCAAATTGCAAAACAAGTTGAGGCATATGCACAACAGGCAGTTGCGGTAGCGGATGCCGTAACACAAGTTCAGGCCGTTGTACAAGAAGTAACGGCCACAATAACTTACATTGAAGGTCTACCGGCCGCAACGATTGCACAAATAAATAGTGAAGTAAATTTACCCGGACAAACAAAAGGTTTGTTAAACGATATAACTTCCGAAGTTAAATCTAAAGCCTCCGAATTACAAAATACATTAGGTTAATTATGGCCGATACGACATTACCAACTTCAATTGCATGGGTAGAACCTAGGTCTGATTATGAGGCCGAATATCCTTATAATAATGTGACTCAAACTGAGTCTGGACACCTTTTCGAAATGGATGATACTCCTGCGGCCGAACGTATACGACTGCAGCATAGAACCGGCACATTTACGGAAACACAAGCGGATGGTACTCAAATACATAAAGTTGTTGGAGACCATTATCAAATTATTGTAAAAGATAATAATGTTTTAATTAAAGGTACATGCAATATTACTATAGTTGGTGACTCCATCTTGCATGTTGAAGGTGATGCAACAATGCAAGTTGACGGTGATGTATATGAAAGTGTTAAAGGTGATGTGAATCAAATTGTTTCCGGTGACCTAAGTTCTACCGTATCCGGTTCGGCAACGATAACTGCAAAAAGTGGAATGACTATTAATTCTGATGTGATTATAAATGGTGATCTAAACGTCACTGGAGACATGTCCTCAAGCGGTAGTGTGTCTGCAGTCACAAACGTTACCGCAGGCTCTCAGGTGTACGCTCCTCTGGTTATGGATGGCTTAGGCTTGCCTACTGATTCTATATTGGCATTACGCACAGCATACGGTATACACACTCATCTTGTTCCTGGTATTATGAATGGATCTAGCGTGGCTACTGCAGTGATTACAACGTCCCAAGTTGGTCCATAAATGTACAATAAATAACACATGGCCACACTAAAAAAAATATACTCAGATTTGGACTTAACTTTTAATCGTACTCCGGTTAAAAATGACGTTGCAATAAGTTATGATGACCAAGCGGTAATTCGCTCGGTCAGAAATTTATTGCTCACAAATTTTTATGAGAGACCATTTCAACCAAACCTTGGCTCTAATATTAATAAACTTTTATTTGAACCTGTAAATAATTTAACTTCCGGCAATCTCAAAGCAGATATAGAGAATGTTATAAAAAATTATGAAACAAGAGTTAGTATTGATGAAATTATTGTGACCCCGAACGCAGATGAGAATGCATATTATATAACATTGCAATTCTACATAGGAAATAATACTTCACCGACAACAGTAAACCTAGTTCTTGAAAGGTCCAGATAATGGCGTCTAATACAAATATTCAGATTACTGAATTGGATTTCAGTAATATTAAGAATAGTTTCATACAATATTTACAAGGACAAGACACCTTTAAGGACTATAATTTCCAAGGTTCTGCTTTGTCTACGCTTTTGGATGTACTTGCATATAATACGCAATACAATGCATACTATTTAAATATGGTTGCTAATGAGATGTTTTTGGATTCCGCATTACAGAGAGCATCTGTTGTATCTCATGCAAAATTATTAAATTACACACCAAAATCTTCTATTGCACCTTCCGCAACAATTAATTTTACTGCAAATGGTGTTGCACCGAACGAGGCATTTACAATACCGAGATTTACAAATTTCTTGTCTGAAGCAATTGATGGTGTGAACTATAATTTTGTTACAACAGAGTCAACCACCATAAACAATAATAATGATACTACGGTGACTTTCAGTAACATTGAACTGAAACAAGGTATTCCTACCACTTACAGATACGTATTGAATGTTGCTTTGAACCCTAAAGCACTATTTGAAATACCGGATGCAACAATTGACACAACCACGCTTAATGTTTTTGTACAACAAAATGATGCAAATACAAATTATGACATTTATCAAAGTGCATCAAATTATTTGGAATTAAATTCCAGTTCACTGGTATATTTTTTACAAGAATCTTTAACTGGAACTTATGAAATTTATTTCGGTGATGGTGTTCTTGGTAAAAAACTAGATAATGGTAATGTTATTGTTCTGTCATATATTTCGACTGATGGAACATCCGCATCTGGTGCAAATAATTTTGTTCTAATGGATAGTATTACTGGAATGACAAGTTCCAGTGTTGATCCTGTTGTTCCGGCTTCACAAGGTGGTGCAAAAGAATCAATTTCATCCATAAAATTCCAAGCACCAAAATCATTCTCTGCACAAAACCGTGCAGTTACAAAAGAAGATTACATTACATTACTGCAACAAAATACATTAGGCATTTCTTTTGATGCAGTTAATGTTTGGGGCGGAGAAAAAAATGATCCACCGGTATACGGTCAAGTTTTCATTGCATTGAAACCTTCTGGTGGTTATAGTTTAACCGCAACACAAAAACAAAGATTGCTTTCAGAAGTTATTAAACCAATTAGTGTTCTTACAGTAGAACCAAATATTGTTGATCCTGACTACACATATTTAAATATTTCTGCTAGTGTGTATTATAATCCTGCCAAAACTTCTCAGACAGCTTTTCAACTCGAAACTGGCATTAAATCATCAATAACAACATTTGCAAAAAACAATTTAAATACATTCAATTCAACATTTAGTTCTTATGATTTGCTTTCTTCTATTCAGAATTATAGTTCATCAATACTAAGCAGTGATTTTTCCATTAAATTGCAGAAAAAGTTTTATCCCAGTTTAACCTCATCCAGTAGTTATAATTTATATTTTGGTACACAATTAGAAAAAGGCGTACTACAGAGTGGAGTTACAAGTTTTCCATCCATGCAATTTCAAGATCCTACAAATTTAGCTATTATTATTGATGGTGTTTATGTTGAAGAAGTTCCACAATTGTCGAATGGTGTCGAATCGATTTCAATTTTAAATCCGGGATACAGTTATCAATATACACCAACGATCACAATTTTAGGTGATGGATCTGGTGCTACTGCTCATGCTATAATTGTGTCTGGTAGAATAAGTAAAATTGTGGTCGATTCTGCCGGTTCTGGATATACGGATGCTATTGCTGTTGTAACGCCAAATGTGAATGACACAACTGGACAATTTGGTTCACTTGTTGTTAATTTAGATGGACGTTTTGGTACCCTAAGAACTTATTATAACAATAGCACCAATGTAAAAACAATACTTAATGCAAATGCCGGAACAATTGATTATATGAACGGTATTGTAACTCTTACGAATTTTTCACCTTATCAAATAAATAATGATCTTGGTGCATTAACAATATCTGCAAAACCAACTACGACAATTATTTCGTCTACCTACAATAGGATCATTTCTGTTGATGAATTTGATTCATATTCCGTTTCCGTAAAAGCTATTGCAAAGTCTGGTAAATGATAACAAATAAAACATCATTACTGATACCTAATCAGTTACCTGAATTCATCAGGGAAAATCCTGATTATGAAAAATTTGTTTTATTCCTCCAAGCATACTATGAATGGATGGAGCAAAACGGCAATGTAACTGATAGAAGTAAAAATATATTAAACTATATTGATATTGATCGAACTAGCAGTGAATTCTTAGATTATTTTTACAATGATTTTCTTTCGTATTTCCCCGTAGATATGTTGGCGGATAAAAAAACCGTTACCAAAATAGCAAAGGAACTTTATAAGACAAAAGGCACTCCCGCTTCTTATAAATTTTTATTCAGAATTTTATATAATTCTGATGTTGAATTTTTCTATACAAAAGATGCAGTACTAAAAGCTTCTTCTGGTAAATGGTATGTTTCGAGAAGTTTAAAAGTAAAATCGGATGATCCAAATTTTTTGGCGGTAGCAAATTATAGAATTTTTGGTGAAGATACAAAATCTATTGCCGTAATAGAAAATACAACTTTTGCGAAAAATAGAACCGAAATATTCATATCAAACATTGAAAGATTGTTTCAATCTGGTGAGTATGTTCGCGTTGTCGATGGCAATAATCAAGATGTGTATTTTTTAAACGGTAAAGCCGTTTCGGCTAATACTGCCGGTGCAACCATACTTCGTGGTAAAATTGTAGGACAAATTAGTCAAATTAATATTAATAAAGACTATAGAGGTGAACTTTATCAGGTAGGTGATCCTGTCATTACATATGGTGCTTTAGATACTCCAGACGGCATAGGAGCATCAGCGGCTGTTGGTGAAATTACTTCGGGTTCAATTAAGAGTATTGTTATTGACGCTGGTGGTTATGGTTACGTATATGCTCCTACGGTAACCGATAGTAACACTGGAGCAATATCTACACAAACTGTAAATACCGAAATTATAATTACCAATGCGCCAGGCGCTAAAGTTCATGTTGCAAGCATAAATCCTGCGGCAAATGTTTCTTCTAATGTAAGTTTTATTTCGATTGATTATATTGGCAATAAAGGCAGTGTACAGATTGGTGCAGCAAATTATGCATTTCAATCATACACCACAAATGCAAACACACCAATTGCAAACACATTACATTTTATTTCCTTTACGGGTTCTCCAATATCATCATTGATTATAGACAACGGTGGCGGAGGTATTACAACAACACCAATTCTAATCGCCGATACGCAATATTCTACATTGTACGATGCCAGCAAAGCAAGCTTAAAAAACCTTGGCATTCTTGGTCCAATTATAATTAATAATGGTGGCACAGGTTATAGGGCAAATGATAAAATTGTATTTTCGGGCGGTTCTGGTTATGGAGCATATGCTAATGTTATAACAGTTGATCCATCAACAAATGCCATTACTTCTATAAATTATGTTTATCCCACTAATGATACTCCACACAAGTATTCGTTGGGTGGTATGGGCTATAGATCAGATTCTTTGCCACTTCTTAGTGTAAATTCAGCAAATACTTTAGCATCAAATGCAGTATTGGTTATTTCTGGTATTATGGGTGATGGCGCTGTTTTTTCACCTCAGACAGATCGTGCGGGTTCTATAACAAAAATTAAAATTAATGAGTATGGAGAAGATTATATTGGAACGCCAAACGTATCAATAAGAGTACAAGATATTGTTGTTGCTAATGTTGATTTCTTAAATTTTGCTCAAAAGGGTGATATTGTATATCAAGGTGAAAATGTTAATGTATCAACTTTCAAAGCAACCGTAGATTCGATATCCTTACTCGTTCAAGATTATCCGCCCAGTGCATCAAGATACAGACTAAGAGTATTTGATTACACATCTAAAGCTAATACTTTAAACGGATCATTGAATGTTGATGGTAAAAACATTAAAATGAGTATGTCTAATAAGTACACTCCGGCAATTGCTGATGCTCGTTATGATGCAACATCCGGTATTTTAATTTATGGAGACGGCACAGCAAAAGGTTCGGCATCATTCTTAAATGGTTTAGTTATTGGTCAAGGTCAATATTTGGACAGCACTGGTCACCCAAGTTCATATGATGTTTTACAGAGTGAGAATTTTAATAATTTCACATATGAAATTACTGTTGAAAAAGAAATTGAAAAATATAGAAAAGTATTATTAGACTTGTTGCATCCGACTGGATTAAAAGTTCTTGGTAGATATGCAATTAAAATCGATAACAATTTCAATTTGCATTTGGCACATGCTGCACAATTCAGTCGGTCTTTAGGATCCTATACTGGCAATTCAACTGCGGAAATGTATGGCGACTTTAACAATCAAAGTAATAATATTATTCATTTTAATGGACTATCTGGTGCTAATATTGAAACATTTATTTTTGCCAATACGAGTTCAATTTCTTTAAGTGATTCAACTGGACAACTTGTTTATTCTGGTGTTGTATCCGCAGTTAATGGTGCTGCAAATAATATTGTACTGCGTGATAATGTTTGGTTAACTTTTGCTAACGTTGCTTCAGTAACTGGTAATACTGGTAACAACCGACTGAACATAAGTTATTTGACTGGTTCATATGATATCATAAATAACGGTGAATATAGTAATACATCTTATCCATTGTATGACATTGTTCATGCTGGTGATAAAATTCTTGTTGCAAATAATACCGTAAAAACTGTTAGTTCTGTTGATCCAGTTAATAATTTAATTGTATTGACTTCCAATTTGACAAGCAATACCAATTCACTCATGTCAGTCAATAGGAATGTTTACACGACTGCCGCATATGTGAGAATTTATGGACCTTTAGGTGTTCAATATATACTTGAACTTATAACTGAAGACGATAAAAATATAATAGCAGAAGATGAATTCACAATCTTAATAGGATAATAAATGTCAACAGTAAAAATTTCACAGTTGCCTTTAATAGCAGCAATTAATGCAAATACCTCAAATACACTATTTGTTGGAGTTGATCTTACTACTGGCGCTACTGGTAAGTTAACTGCGAAAACTTTAGCAAAAGGTTTGTATTCGAATGAGGTTTTGGATGTTGGTAGTAACCAACAAAATTTACCTAATACTGTTGCTCAGTTTGCTCAGTCTGGTGCTTCATATGTACAAACAAATTTAGTTAATACTGATGATGGTGGTTCCGCCGATATTGTTGTAACTGCAAATACTGGTTCTGGTGGAACAGATTCGACATATTTTATTGATATGGGTTTTGCTAATAAATCATATCAGCCTGGCTCCGAATTCAATAATATTGGTACTGCAATTAATCCACGCGACGGTTATCTGTATGTGCAAGGTTTGAATGGATCTAATGGTGGCAATCTGATCGTAGGTACAACCACAACAAACACCAATCTTAGAATTATTGTTGGCGGTGGATCTGCTTCAAATATTGTTGCAAGATTCACAAATACTGGATTAACATTAAATACTCAATCATATTTGACTTTTGCGGATGGTACAACACAGACGACTGCTGCGGCATCTAATGGTTATTCTCGCGCAGCATTTGCATTAGCCAATACAATCCAAGGTGGCCTTAATACCGCTAATGCAAATATTACCAGTATTCTTTCCGTAAATTCAACACAGAATAATAATATAAGTTTACTTCAAGGTGGATTAAATACTGCTAATGCCAATATTACCAGTATTCTTTCCGTAAATTCAACACAGAATAATAGTATCAGTTTACTTCAAGGTGGTCTTAATACTGCTAATGCTAATATTACC